CAGGCCCTCCAATCACTTCGCCGGTTCTACACCGACGATGCTGGGTATGCACTCGCTACGCAAGTAGATACGGACTTGTTCACTTTGATTGAAGGTCTTCAAGGTGGAACCGTAGGTGGTTCAGGTACGTCACTATTTGAAAAAGCAAAGATTGGTAGTGATGGTACTACGGACTTTGTAGGTGGTACGTCTAACGCTGCCGACATTGCGGATGCCGGTATTCGGAAGATGATTCTTCTTCTGGATAATGCTGATGTTCCGATGGATAATCGTGTTATGGTTATTCCTCCGGTTGCAGCCAACGACATGCTTGGTATTAACCGATTCACTGAGCAACAGTTTATTGGTGACGGTGATGCAATCAAAACGGGTAAAATTGGTAGCATCTACGGCATGGACGTATTTGTTTCTAGTAACTGCCCATCAGGAACAACGACGAACTCCGTTGCTGTTCGCTTTGGTGTGATGATGCACAAAGACGCTCTTGCTCTGGTTGAGCAAATGGGTGTGCGTTCTCAGACCCAATACAAGCAGGAATATCTTGGTGATCTCTTCACCGCTGATACCCTGTATGGTGTAGGTGAACTTCGCGATACCGCTGGTGTTGCGATTGCTGTTCCCGCCGCCTAAGTAACATAGGGGAGGTCTTAATAATACAGGCCTCCCCACTACTTAACTAAGGAGTTTCCATGCCAAATTATAACTACATTTGTACCTCTTGTGAACATATTCAAACCGAATGGCGTTGTATGTGTGAACGTAAAAAGAAAACGGAATGTGTTAAGTGTGGTAGTAAATCAACTTTAACTGTATCGGCTCCAACTATTTTACTGGATGGATCAAACCCTGACTTTACTGCTGCCCACTCTAGATGGGTTAAGGAACATGAAAGTCGAGGAAATGGTGTTAGGACAGAGTAATGTTAACTATAGAAGCAGCTTTTGCCGACACAAGTTACGACATGGAACTTGAAAAGATTAAGAATAAAATACAGAAGTTGTATACGGAACTGTTAGTTAAAACTTTTAAAGCTGCTAATCCTAATGCTACTCCAGAACAAATAGAAGAGTTTTTAGAGGCAAACGAACTAGAGTTTAAGGGTACTGGGTTTGATGAAGAGGCTGATGATCTAGAGGCAATGTTGGACTTACTAGGTAAGGAAGATGAATTAGACGAAATTAAAAACAAATCCTTTGAGACTCCTGACGTGGAAAGTGGTAAGGAACTTAAAAGTAAATCTAGCGAAAGGACTACCGCTCCTATAACTACAGATTTAAAGCTACCGACAGGAGGTTTGTTTACACCTAAAGATGCACAAAGCAGACCAAAAACAAAGTCATTACAAACACCGACAGGTAAAATTAAACGTATTATTGATGACGCACCCACAGTAAAAACTAAAGAGTTAAAAGATATTTGGGAAGCGGAACGATCTAAGCTACTTGCTTTAGTTGAACAGAGAAACAAAGAGTTTGGAGTTATTCTCTAATGGAAATTAAAAATAGAATTGCTGGTAGAATTGTTAAAGTTGAGCCTAAAAAAAGAATTACAAATAAAAAAAAGAAAGCTCGACGTGTTGCTAGACGTAGGATGTATACGTAATGCCCCGTGGTAGAATACGCCCCCTTGTTAAACCGTTTCCTAGAGCAAGTCAACATACGTGGAAACAACAGCAGTTATTTATACAACTGAGTAATAGAAATCAGGAAGTACGTGAACCTTACCTATTTGGCAGTTCTAGGTCACTATATGGTAAAGCAAAATATTCAAGTAGATAATGGAGTAATATAATGAGTGACTATTCAATTTCAGTTTCTTGGTCAGGAAAAGATTCTTTAGCTGACAGCGATGCCGCTAAAGTTATTTCCGGTGCTGATTTTAATACGGAATTTACAGCCGTACAAACAGCCGTAAACTCAAAACTTAATAAAAACTTTGATAACATTACTAGCCCATCAGGAGCTAGAACAGCTTTGGGTTTGGTTATTGGAACAAATGTTCAAGCCTATGATGCTGATAATGTAGTCAAAGATGTAGCTAATGAATACACTAAAACTCAAAACTTTAACTGTACAACCTTGACCGATGAAGCAACTATAGCTTGGGACGCATCCTCTAATCAAGTATGTAAAGTTACACTTGCCGGTAATCGAACGATGGCTGCCCCTACAAACCAAGTAGACGGTGGATTTTATCATATTACTGTTATTCAAGACGCTGCTTCAGATGCAAGAACTATAACCTGGAACGCTGTATTTAAGTTTCCTTCCGATACGGCTCCTACGCTTACCACAACCGCATCTGAACAAGATGAGCTTACTTTCCGTTCCAACGGCACAAATATGTACCTTGTTGGTCAATCCCTAGCAGTTGCTTAATTAGGAGATAATAATGTTTGCAATACTTTCTGACGGTGCCGTAGCATCTCTTCATAATAACTCCCGATCCGTTGCGATTGCTCTTGGTAAACGTGATAATCTTTCTTACCAAGCCAACATTTGTCAATTATGGTCACAAGAAGAACTTAAAGAACATAACGTAGTTCGTTTTGAGGAACCTTCAGTCCCTACAGGTAAACTTGAGAAGGGAGATAAGTCGGATACAGTAGATGGGTTTATAGTAACTCGTAAGGCAACCTGGGTTGATGATCCTGACTACGTTGCTCCTGCTTCAATATCCGATCTTCAACGTGCTAAAAATAGTGCTGTAGGTGAAATTAAAATAGAGGCACACAAACGTATTATTGCAACCGTACCTGAATGGAAACAAAGAAATGTAATTGCCGATCTGTCCTCTGACGATGCAGACACAAAGGCAGCGGCAGCTACAGAGTGGAAAAAGGTTACTGATATTAGAACCAAGTCAGATGAATTGGAAGCATCTGCAAACGGTATGGACTTGGATGCTCTTAATCATAAAGATTTAAATTGGTCTGCTGATGAAAAGTGGGCTGATTAATGTTAGTTTATCCTACAGGAATACCTACTGGTAGTACTGGCTATACCATCGAAAACTCCATCTGGCTGGATGGATCGGCTGATTCTTTAAATAAAACCTTTGGTAGTTCTGGAAACAGAAACACGTATACACGTTCATTCTGGGTTAAAAGAGCAAAACTTGGCGTACAACAGAAAATTTTTGACACAGGACCAGATGGGGGTAACAACACAGAGGCTCTTGATTTTGATTCTAGTGACAGGTTGCAATGGGTTATAAATGACAGTAACGCTACAAAATATAATTATGTAACTACACAAGTCTTTCGTGATACGACAGCGTGGTATCATATTGTGTGTGCGAGAGATACTGCTACTTTAAAGATGTATGTTAATGGTGTAGAAATTACAGATTTTAGTACATCCACCAATACTGGAGCTTCAAATGTTGGCAGGTGGACACATACAGATCAAAACGTAATTGGTAAATACTTCTTAAATGCTAGTACCTTTTTAAGTGCTTATCTTGCAGAAGTTGTGCAGATTGACGGGCAAATACTTACGCCGACAAGTTTTGGAGAATTTAATGATGAAGGCGTATGGGTTCCGGTTAACCCATCTCAATTAACTTTTGGAACAAACGGATTCTACCTAAATTTTAAGGTAGCTCCCGGCACGGGCAACGGCGCTGGCACTGACGTATCTGGCAACGGAAATCACTTTACCGATGTTAGTATGACTACGGCGCAGCAAGTTACTGATACATGCACTGATAATGCTAGTAGCAACATTGGTAATTACGCAACTTGGAATCCATTGACGCTATCCGGTGGAACTTTGTCTGAGGGAAATACAAAATTTTCAGCTAGTGGGGCTAGTCAAGGGTGTTTAGCTACTATTGCAGCATCTTCTGGTAAATATTTTTGTGAAGCAGTAATGGACAGGCTCAACAACGGAACAGTTTTTTTTGGAGTTAAGCCTACCTCTGCGTCTTTAATGACAACTGCAACTGCGGCATCACCTTGGAACCAGCAACAAAACCTATACTTTTCATATTTGTCTCTTGATAATCTTGGTGGGAACATAATTGATCCACAAACAGCATCTGCAATCTCAGACAATAGTAGCAAATATACTGTTGCAGATGGAAGTACGGTTGGATGCCTTCTTGATTTAGATAATTATCAAGTTCGATGGTATAAATTAGATAGCGGTTCTTGGGTGCAAATTACAAATTCTACTGCGGCGGCATCAACTGTTGGTCTTTTTCCAGCAGATGCACAGTGGACTTTTGTAGCAAGGGGTAGTCAAAGCGGTGATAATGTTACTGCCAATTTTGGGCATACAGCTTTTTCAGCTACTCCTCCAGAAAGTGCAGTTGCTCTTAACACCGCTAACCTTCCTGCTCCGACTGTGACCAAGCCCGATGATTTTTATAACACTGTTAGCTTCTCTGGCACGGGTAGCGCACAGAATATTGATACAGTAGGATTTCAGCCTGACCTTCTAATTATTAAATCACGAACTTCAACGGCTAATTTTAACTGGATTGATTCTGTTCGAGGAGAAGCTAACATCTTATGGTCAAACGCGGCTGTGGCTCAAAGTGCCGAGTCAACGAGTGTTACTGGATTTCGTAGTGCAGGATTTTCGGTAGGGTCGGACAGCGGTGGTTATGTGAACATTTCTGGTCAGACAATGGTAGCTTTTTGCCTAAGGGCTGGTGGCTCTGGTTCAAGTAATTCCGCTGGCACCATTGCATCGACTGTGTCTGTAGCTAGTCATAATGGGTTTTCGATTGTCAAGTACGACCCTGGAAGCGGTGGTTCGGCTGGAGACACGGTGGGTCATGGCATGGGTCAGGCACCCAACGTAATCATTTCCAAGCCACTAGAGAATGTCGGTGATACTAATTGGCAGTACGGAACTGACGCCATCGGTTGGACTAAAACTCTTTTTCTCAATGGTACAAACGGACCAGCCACTGCCTCTAACTACTGGAACAACACCGCACCGACAAGCACCGTCTTTTCTTTAGGCTCGGATCGGGACAACAACGCCGCGTATATCGCATATTGTTTCGCTAGGACACCGGGATTAATTGGCATTGGAAGCTATGTTGGCAATGGTGCTAGTGACGGCACAATGGTGGTTGTTGATGATGGCGGCTCTGGTTTTCGCCCAGCTTGGGTCATGGTCAAGAGACAAGAGGCTGGCTATGCGTGGCATATTCAAGACGCAGTTAGATCACCACATAACCCAACGGCACTGGGTCTTAATGCCAATGATACTGGGGGAGATAGCGCCACAACAGGGTTTGATTTTATTGCTAATGGATTTAATCTCCGGGCGGGTTCTGATGGGGGATATAATGGTTCAGGTGCGTCATACATCTACCTAGCATTTGCGGAGCATCCATTCGGTGGTGATGGTGTGGCACAGGCTAAAGCGAGATAGTGTATGGACCCACTTACAATAGCTGCCGCAATAGCTGCCACTAAAACTCTAGTAAAATCTGCTAAAGGTGTTCAGGAAATTGCTCATGGTTTAGATGGTTTATTTCAAGCAAAGGAACAACATGAGAACAATAAAGACCATAAAGCCGGTAGCTCGATTGGTAGAAAAAACAAAAGTATACTACAGAAACGAGCTAAAGATGATGGCTCAGAAACTTCAATGTCATCTGCCGCCGCTGCGGTTATAGAGGAAAAACAACTTAAACAACAACTTGATGACCTTAAGACAGAGATT